TTTTGTGCTGTGCGTTTTTTTTTGCCAGGCCCTTAAGCTGTTCTACCTGCCACTGTGACCAGTTAAACCCCATATCTGTCTCTTCTGCTCTGTGGCTCGCAAGATTGCGCATCATAGAAGCAATCAGCTCATCTTCTATGGCTTTAAATGCTTTCTCTATATCATAGTCCGTATTTAACATAGGCTACCTCATTAAAAGCTTTCCACTTCAAATCCATCTGATTCTGTATTAAGTTCTGGTTCTGTCATCTGTTCAATTCCCTGTTCTGCCTTAAGCCTTGCAACCTCTTCCTGTTTCCATTCATCATCCTTAGTATCTCCATACAGCTCATCAACAGACGCTTCAACACTCATAATGCCTCCCTGCTTGGCTTTGCTTACTGTCTCAACCTGGCTCTCAAAGCTAGGATTCGCATATTCACCAAATGTCACATCAACATCAATGTCCTGTGTTGTTGCATTATTAAGTGTATCTATTGCCTGCAATGTCATTTTTACAAGTTTCGGAAGAACCTTCTGGAGCTGATTT